TAGTATTAATACAGAGGACCTGATGCGCAAAATGCGGTTTACTATACACACTGGCCTAGATGAGACCTACCGTGCGGATGCTCTAGTATCTGCTATTACAGGTAAGCGTATATTGAGATGTGCATTCCATGATTGCTATACATATATAAATGAAGGGTTAGACAGTCAGTACAGTACTAGAGTACGGTTTGGTCAACTCAATATCCCACACTTACAGGACTACGGTTACCAAATCATAGACGATCAAATTATGTTTCAGAAACTAGTAGCGCCATCATGTGTAGCTCTCATCTTAGGACTAAATGGGACTTTACTCGAAGGTACTCCTTACGGAAGTAGCTTTTCTATGAATAATGCAGTACAGATAGTCGAGTATGGTATACGCCGCGAGGGTCTCAATTACATGGATTTATGGGCCTATGGCGTATTAGCAAGATGGAACGGACATGACCTATACTACAAACACCCATTAACAGATGGTAGACATAAGATTTACGCAGCTAATGACGTGTCTGTGGCAGTACCACCTGTACCACCTTCTGGCTTGCGGAGAGCAGAATCTTACAAACTAGATGGCTTAGTAAATCGTAACATAAGCTGGGGCTCACCATTAACTAGATTACTAGATACCGGTGCAGTCTTTAGTTGGGAGCGCATAAATCTTTTCCTTTTAGATAGACCAGAATGGCGATCGCCTAAAGCGCCGTATAGTGAAGAACAGCCTAAACTGCACAAGGAGTTTAGGATAGACACTAATATGGTGGAGAATTACTTGGGTGCAGTTATGACACGTTATGATGCAGCTATGTCGGATTTTCAAGTTGTCCAGATTCGTCCAGGTGTAGCAATGCCAGGCGATGTAAAAATATTAGACTTGTTGCCTCAAGAAGTGGAACCGGATCCACCAGAGCCGCCACAGCTGGAACCGGATGCAGGTCAAAACGATTAGCCAACTGTACCAATCATATCCCTTTGCACACCAAATTAACTGAGGATTATAATTTAGTCAGTACTTTCGAGGAAGCTGACTTTCACTTATTCGATGTATTATGGAGCTGGCTTCCATCTTTCCCTCGTTTTTATCTAGTAGGAGGTCTAACTATTAAGATCTACCCAGCATACTTTGACAAACTCGGAGTCACTGCTTTGTACATACACAAAAACACTCTTTTAACAGAACTCTCTACAGATGCTATGTTACGGATATCTAA